AGTGGTCGTTAATACACCATCAAGAACTTGGTTTTAAGGAAAAACAATGGCAGGCGTCAAAATCTCTAATCTCCCAGCAGCGACTACACCACTGGCGGGCACTGAGCTTGTCCCGGTGGTGCAGGGTGGCGTTACTGTCAAGGTGGCGGCTTCCAATCTTTCCACATTTACCGCAACTGGTACAGGTGCTGTTACAAGGCAGATTTCAAGCAAGTTGGGCGATCTTGTTACGCCACAGGATTTTGGCGCGGTTGGGGATGGTGTTGCAGACGATACAACGGCTTGGACTAATTGGCAGAATGCGTCAGGCAGCAAATACATTCCTGCTGGAAGTTATCTTATTTCTGGAAGTGTTGAAACTTATATTAACGGCACATTTACAGAGAATTACACTAACTATTCAGCAGGGCCAGGGGCTCTTGCAGAAAGTGGCGCAAATATATCCGACACAACTGCAATAGGTTATAATGCAGGTAGAAATTCTTATGCTGATTACTGTACGTTTGTTGGCAGCGAATCTGCAAAAAATGTTACAGGATCACTAAATACTGCGCTTGGGTATCAATCTCTTTATTCATGCACAACTGGTGAATATAATACAGCTGTTGGGGCTTATGCGTTAAGTAATTTAGTTTCTTATGATAATTGCACAGGCTTGGGTTCAGATTCAGAAGTAACCGCAAGCAACCAAGTACAACTTGGAGACTCTGCCACCACCACCTATGCCTACGGAGCCGTCCAGAATCGTTCAGATGCCCGCGACAAAGCGGATGTGCGTGACACGGTTCTTGGCCTTGATTTCGTCAAAACTTTGCGCCCGGTAGACTTTCGGTGGGACTACCGAGAAGACTACAACTGGGGCGAGAAAGACGGCAGCAAGAAGCGCTCAAGGTTCCATCACGGTTTGATAGCGCAAGAAGTTGCAGTTGCTTGCAGCTTCATGAATGTCGAGTTTGGTGGTCTTCAAGACCATTCCATATCTGGCGGCAAAGATGTGATGTCAATTGGCTACGAAGAACTGATTGCTCCCATGATCAAAGCCATTCAAGAATTGACGGCAAAAGTCGAATTGCTAGAGTTGCAAGTTAAAAATTTAAATTTGAAGTAAACTAAAACCGTACTGGTGCGTTCACCAGGGAATCTAAGGATTCAACAAAATGACAAAAGAAGTACAAATCCAAGCGGAAGTGCCCGCGCCAGAGCTGGAAACTACGGCAGTTCCAGAGTCTGAAGTTATTCAGCCGGAAGAAAAGCCAGCGGAAGTCGTCAAGACCTTCACCCAAGAAGAACTTGACGCGGCCATTGGTAAAAGGCTTGCTCGTGAGCAACGCAAATTGGAACGTGAACAGGCCCAACGCTTAACCCAAGCGCCAAGCCACCAGCCGGTGGAAATCCCGCCTGCGGATCAATTTGATTCGGTCGAAGCGTATGCCGAAGCATTGGCAACGCGCAAAGCCGAGGAGCTGATTCGCAAACGAGAAACAGACCGGCAGCAGCAAGAGGTACTCAGTGCCTATCATGATCGTGAAGAAGATGCCCGTGGCAAGTATGAGGACTTTGAACAAGTTGCATACAACCCAAAGCTCCCAATCACCAACGTGATGGCCGAAGCTATTCAGCATTCGGATATTGGCCCTGATGTAGCTTACTTCTTGGGATCAAACCCAAAGGAGGCTGAACGTATCTCTCGTTTGTCGCCTTATGCGCAAGCTAAGGAAATCGGTAGGTTAGAGGCAAAGTTAGCCGATAGCCCGCCTGTCAAGAAAACTTCAAGCGCACCAACGCCGATAACGCCTGTGACTGCTCGGACAACCGGCAGCCCTGCTTACGATACAACTGATCCACGTTCTGTGAAAACCATGACGGCAAGCCAGTGGATCGAGGCAGAAGAACAGCGTATGCGGCGGAAATTGGAAGCACGAAACCGTTAATTTACTTCTTAAAGGAAATCCGCCATGGCAAATAGCCTTCTTACCATTGATATGATCACCCGGAAAGCTCTCCAGATCCTGGAGAACAACCTGGTGATTACCCGTAACGTTAACCGTCAATATGACGATTCTTTCGCCGTTGAAGGCGCAAAGATCGGCTCTACGCTGCGTATCCGCCTGCCTGACCGCGCTTTGGTGACGGACGGTGCCGCCCTGCAAGTGCAGGACGACAACGAGCAATTCACCACCCTGTCTGTGTCCAGCCAGAAGCATATCGGCGTGAACTTCACTTCTGCCGAACTGACCATGCAATTGGACGATTTTGCAGACCGCGTACTGAAGCCTCGTATCAGCCAACTGGCTGCCTCGATTGATGCTGATGTTGCAAATGCTTACAAAAGCATCGGTCAAAGCGTTGGTACCCCCGGCACCACGCCTGGCACCTCGTTGGTTCTGCTGCAAGCCCAGCAAAAGCTGAACGAATCTGCCGCAGGCATGAGCCCCCGTTATGCCACCGTCAATCCTGCCGCAAACGCAGGCTTGGTTGAAGGCATGAAGGGCCTGTTCAATCCTACCGACACCATTTCTAAGCAATTCAAGAATGGCATGATGGGCACTGGCGTTCTTGGTTACGACGAGATCAATATGTCTCAGTCGATCAAGGTTCTGACGACCGGCACCCGTACCAACGGCACGGTTACCTCTACCGTGAGCACCCAAGGTACTAGCACTTTGTCTCTTACTGGTGTTGGCGCTTCTGCCACCATCAAGCAAGGTGAAGTGTTCACCATCGCTGGCGTGTTTGCAGTCAACCCACAGACCCGTGAATCCACTGGTTCCTTGCAACAATTCGTTGTAACGGCTGACGCTGTTGCTTCGGGTGGTGGCGTTGCATCCGTGACGGTGTTCCCCGCCATTTACACCTCTGCGCATGCATTGGCAACTGTGGACGCTTTCCCAGTGGCAACCGCTGCTGTGACCTTTGTTGGTTCTGCATCTTCGCAGTACCCACAAAACCTTGTGTACCACAAGGATGCAATCACCTTTGCCACGGCTGACTTGCTTCTGCCCCAAGGCGTTGATATGGCTTCTCGTGCTGTTCACAATGGCATTTCATTGCGTATCGTGCGTCAGTACGACATCAACAACGACCGCATGCCCTGCCGTATTGACGTTCTGTACGGCTACAGCGTGATCCGTCCTCAAATGGCAGCTCGTATCTGGGGCTAATACTGAATGGGGCTTCGGCCCCTTTCTTGAAACTTTTCAAAGGAAATTATCATGGCATTCCCTGTTGGCGGTAGTGGTTATCAAATTGGTGATGGCAATGAGAGCAGCCCTCTGTTCTACATTCAGCCCGCACCTGTTACTTTCACCGTTGATCCTGCTCCTACTGCTGCGCAGTTGGCTGGCGTCGCTCTGTTCCTCGGAACTCCTGCCGGTGGTATCGCTTTCACTCTTCCGACTGTTGCAGCTCTCGAAGCTGGCTTTCAGTCGATGGGTGAAAAGGTGAACACCGCGTTTGAGTTTGTCATCATTAACACGGCAGCTCAAAACATCACCGTGACGACCAACACTGGTTGGACTGTGACGGGCGGCGGCTCGATGGTGGTGAATAACACTTCTGGCCGATTCCTTGCCCGCAAAACTGGCGCTGGTACTTGGCAAGTTTACCGCCTGGCCTAAACATAACGGGGGCTTCGGCCCCTGTTTCATAAGGAACAAAAATGTCTAATAGCAAGCCTATTGGCGTTGCATATCTTGACCAAGATATTAGCGGCGCAGATGTCATTTACTCGGATCGAGAGCTTGGTTATACGTCCGCAGCTCAAGGCACTGTTACGCAAGCAACCAGCAAATCCACTGCTGTTACTTTGAACAAAAGTGCAGGCCGGATCACCATGGATGCTGCTTCTCTGGGAGCAGGAACCAACGTTTCGTTTACTCTGAACAACTCGTTCATCAGTGCTAACGATACGTTGGTTCTGACCATCTCTGGGGGCGCAACTGTGGCGGCTTACAATGTCTGGGTTAACAGCCTTGGCACTGGTACTGCCTCCATCACTTTGCGCAACACCACTGGTGGTGCTTTGTCAGAAGCTGTGATCATCAACTTTGCGTTGATTCACTGCCTGTAATTAAGGCATGGGGCCCTCATTTTGGGGGCTCCAAAATATTGAGACCCTATGGCTGTCATCTATCTTAAGCATCCTATCCACGGCTCCAAAGTTGCGACAATGGATCTTGAAGCGGCCAATGATGAGCAAAATGGATGGGTGCGCTATACTCATGACACGCCTTCTCTGTCTGAAGCTGCGGCTCCCGTGAATGAACTGGAAGTTAAGCGCCGGGGGCGACCCCCTAAGACACAAACGCAAGGAGCGTAAGAAATGGCAACAGCCGGTGACATCATCAATTCGGCACTCCGGCTGATTGGGCTACTCGCTGAGGGCGAGACGCCATCGCCTGAAACCTCCCAGGATGCACTTTCAGCCATGAATCAAATGATTGATTCGTGGAACACTGAACGCCTGATGATCTACAACACCCAGGATCAAGTCTTTACTTGGCCTGCGGATGAGATCCAGCGGCACCTAGGCCCAACTGGTGATTTTGTGGGAAATCGCCCTATCCTTCTG